ATAAGTCTGTGCTTCTGTTAAATGAGCAGTTGCGGTTGCGGTCATTTCTTCATGTTTGTGATCATGAAGCTCTTGCTCACAAGCGTGACAAGTTTTATTTGCTAGACTTGCTAATTCTCGTTCATACTTCTTTACAGTACGTTCAGCTTGCCCAACAGCAGATTCCAGAGTTGATTTCTGTTTGTTAAGATTTGTTATCTTGGTATTGTGTTCAGTCCACAGTTTGAGTTCTGTGTGTGCTGCCAGTTCTGCTTCAATGTCGACTGTTTCAAGTCTCATCATGGCACGACCGATGTTTTCTATGTCTGTGGTCTTTTTATTTTCCCACGCACTGCTTTTGATCTCAAGACTATCTATGCTTTTTTGTACATTTTCGTTGGCAGTCTTGACACCGTTGATTCTAAATTCTTCTACCTGTATAGAATCTTTAGATTCTTTGATTTGTAACTTGAGTGCTTCTGCTTTTTCACTCAGCAGTGTAATGCCCAGCAGTTGTTCAATCACTTCGCGCTGATCTGCTGCCTTCATTGACAAAAACGGCTCTGTATAGGTGTTTAACGCAACCAAATGCTTGAACATGGTATGGCTCATTTCCAACATCTGTTCAATGGCCTTCTGTGTTTCTCTGCTATCGCCTTGGCTGTCGTCCTCAGATTCTTCAGTTTTTAACTGATTATCATTGACAAACAGCTTGAGTACATTGGGCTTGCGTCCGCGTTCAATACGGTAATTAACGCCACCTTTTTCAAATTCAACAGTGACCAGCATGGCCTTGCCGTTGATCTTGTTGATTAAATTTTCTTTGCGTATGTTTGTAAGTGCTTGACCGTACAAAGCGTAACTCAGCGCATTGATAATGGTAGTTTTACCTGTGCCATTACGTGATCCAGTGTCATCTCCACCTAGATCAAGATTAGATCCCAGTACCAGGGTCAGTGCTTGCTTTTCAAAGTCCACTGCTTGAGTCTGGTTGCCCACACTCATAAAGTTTTTTACAGTTAAATTTTTAATTAGAAAGGTCATAGATTTTTATAGATTTCTAAAAGAGTAGCAACATCAAAGTTTCCAGAATCAATATTGACCAATTGTTCTGTTACAATTTGATCAACGCTTTCAAATTGTGCATCTGGGTTGTCATCAATTGTACCTTCCATGTTAGTTTTATCTTGAATAAGACTTATTTCACGGATGTCGTAGTCCTTGATAAATGTTTCTTTAATGAAGTTTGCTTCTTCGTAGCTAATATCAATGTCAAGATTAACTTTGATATGCATCTTAGACTTCATAATAGTTGCGGCATTGTCAATCAAGTCGCTGAGTTTGACAGTTCTATACTTAGGGCAGTCTGGCCAATCAATGAATTGTGGCTCACCACCCCATTCAAGCGTCATCATACCGCGTTTATCATCACCTGCATCTGCAAAGTTATGTGGAAACGCATTGCCCATGTAGACAATTTTGTCACGTTGCTGACGTTTATGGAAGTGTCCACTGAACACATAGTCCTGATGTGTAAAATGACTAGCCTGCAGTTCACCGTGATCGGGCATCTGTACCATGGCATTCATATAGAATAATGGTAATTCAAAGTGCCCAAACATGTATTTGCTCTTGACCTTGCTGATATTTTTCCACTCATCGCCTACTAGCCACGGAACTAGCGTAACATCGTCGATTGTTGTTACACTTTCGACTACAGTTACTCCAGGAATATGACGTCCAAACGCTGAACTATGGATATCACGCTTGTCCTTATAGAACAAATCGTGATTACCCGGAAACCAAAAGAACTGTTCAAATGCTGCACCTAGCTTTTCAAGGCAACGAATTGATACATCGAGACTAAACAAGTTGATAGAATTTCTATTGTGATGCCAATCTCCCATAAAAATACAAGTTTCGCATTCTGCTTTTTTTGATTCTTCAATAAACCAATCTATAAATTCTTCACAATCTTGATTGTGTGTAGCAGAGTTTGATTTTAGGCCGATATGTAGATCAGTCATGCAAGCGACTTTTTTAAATAAATTCATCAAACTTCCTTTGCTTTATAGCCATTGTAAAATTCTCCATTTTTTGATTTTTCTAATACGGTATTTGCCCATTGGCCTGTTTGTCGTTGAAAATCACTCTTACTTAAAAAGTATAACACTTTTCCGTCTTCAGTTTCAACCTCTAATCTCTTCGAAACTTTTGTAGCACCCCTGGCACCATTTGCTTTTGCAATTTTTTTATGCTCTTCTTTATTTTCTTGTTGCCATTTAAGAATTTTATTAACTTTATTTTCTATTGCCCCTGGAACTGCTTTGTAGTATTCTTTTAATGATTCTGCTCGTCGTGCATTTATTTCTGGAGTAAATGCACGTTTAACCATTTCTTTTCTTTGTTCGGGCGTAGTATTTGCCCACTTTGTTTTATTGTATTCTCTAAAACGATCTCCGAGTGTTGTTTTTATTAGAATCATTTCTTCTTCAGTTAGTTTATACCAACCAGTATGCCCTAATCCATCCCCACCTCTGCTAGAATTTAAACCATTCTTATAAGAATCGTATTGTTCGATATATTTTATTTCTGCTAATGCCAATTGTCCTAGTGATAAAAATTCTCCTTCGATGACCTCGTAGGTACACTGGTCGAGGCCATGCTGCTTCATGGCTAAATGTATTTTTCTTTTAGTATTTTTTTGAGATTCTCGACAATGATCTTTCCACCTTGATTTTTTGTACTCGAGATCAGTGTCCATTCCGATGTAGACTTGATTTAACGGAATTACTGTAATTTTATAAATGAACATATTTTAACCCTAAATGTATATTGTTATTTATACATGTAGGATTAAAATGTTAAAGCAAACTCTGCAGATAACAGTCAAAGGTCAGTTTGCTCATCTTCTTCAATACTAGTTTCTTCAGACTTAGGTTGTCTAAAGTGCTTGTATAGTTCTGCCTGTCTAGCGGTCTCAAGCGCATACTCTTGACTATTTTGACGAGTAAGACTTGGACTAAGGCCTGCTTCTTCCAGCAAGTCATCTCGAATATTTTGACTCTTCTTCTCCAAGTTCAATATACGAGTAAACGAATTGGTTACTGCCGCGGTATAGTAAGCAAACGGATTCTCACTTTTGCTTTCATCAAACTGTAGACCAATTTGACTCAGTTGTAGGATAGCCTGCCCTTTCATTTCATCAACGTAGGTATACCCACGCCAGTTGCTACGTTGGGCATAGCGTTCACTTAGTTTGATAAACATCTTGCCAAGATTTTCTGTAATGCGTCCGTGGTCCTTGCTAAAGTGACCTTTGTCTACTGAACCTTTCCAATGGCTCTTGCCAACACACACTAATTCGTCTTGATCATCAAATTTCCAATGTTGATACGGAGGAAAGTTTACTTTATCGTGACTGTCGGCTGTGGTCTTTGTTGTTTTTTTACGCCCGGGCGCCAGTGGAATGTGTTCAAATGTCATTATGCGGATAATTACATCTGTTTTCGCAATGGTTTTGTAGTCTGCGGTACATTCCGCTAGTTTGATTTTCTTGTCTCCGGACATTCTTGCTGCTGCGAATGCGTGTAATCCTAGACGTTTGGCCTGTGCTCTTTTGGCATCGGCAATTGTGCGAATATTAATTTTATCTAAGCTGGTTAGTATAATGTCGTATTGACTATATTCTGGTTTTTCAAAACTGGAATATGAACATTTACTTCTATGTATTTCTGCTAGTAGATCTCGATTATTTAGGTATTTTGTTTTTCTTGGCAATAATCCGATAGTCATTAATTTTTCCTTTTGATTTAGTATAGCATACTTTTGGAACCTGTCAACCATATTAACTGAGCATATTATTTATTGGTAAATAACAAACAAAGGATTTTTTAAATGGTTGATACTTATAAAGTTGACGGAATACCAGTAACCAAGGACGCTTACAATGCTCAAAAGAGCACTGCCGCCGCTACTAATCCTAGTACTTCAGATATGGCGTCACAGTCTAAAATATCCAATCCTGCTATCTTAGGTGAACCCACAGTAGGAGCAGGCCGCG